TGGGTTGACGATCCCCCGTCCATCCCCCATAATCCCGGTTGACGCTTTAGGCCGCTTTGGAAAGCCCGGCCCGGCCCCTTCCCCGTGCGTTCCAAGAAAGCCCCTGGCCGATCTCCACCGGCCAGGGGCTTTCGCGTCCCTTGACCGAGGTGCCTAAATACCGCACAATGCGCGACATCACCGCCGTGAGGCTGGGGAGATTGCATTTTGGCGAAGAAATCCAGCAACGACGAGTTGATCCGTGAGGCGCGAGAGCGCATGCACGAATCCGAAACCGTCTCTGATGACAATCGCCGAAATTTCGAGAACGACATTGACTTCGCCCGCATGGCGAACCAGTGGCCCGAGCAGATCAAGAAGCAGCGCGAGCTTGAAGGCCGCCCCTGCCTGACCATCAACAAACTGCCCGCGTTCATTCGCTCTGTCGTGAACGAAAGCCGCCAGAGCAAGCCCGGTGTGAAGGTTTCCCCGGTTGATAGCGGCGCGGACGTGGACACCGCCGAAGTGATTTCCGGCCTGATCCGGTCCATTGAGCGCGATAGCTCTGCTGACGTTGCCTACGATACCGCCATTGACCAAGCCGTGTCGGGTGGCTTTGGCTTTTTCCGCATCGGCATTGACTATGCCCATGAGGACAGCTTTGACCTCGTTGCCAAGATCGAGCGCGTCCCGAACAGCCTGATGGTTCACTGGGACGTGTCGTCAACCGCGTTTGACGCCAGCGATTGGAATTATGCGTTCGTCTCCGACTTCCTGACCAAGGAAGAGTTCAAGCGCCGCTATCCCAAGGCGACCGCCGTGTCTTTCGAGGCGGGAGACCAGGAATGGCATCAGGATTGGGTGCAGGATGACAGCGTCCGCATCTCTGAATATTGGTCCCGCCAGGAAAACGAACGGGAAATCATCCAGCTTTCAGACGGGCGCGTCATGCGGGCTGACAGCCTGCCCAACGTGGCGCGTCAGTTCTTCGCGGCGGGCGGCGTCGAATTGGGCGGCATGCTCAAGGATGACGAGTTGACGCAGGCATTCATGTCCGTCAACGCTCTGACCGAGGTCCGCCGCCGCAAGGCCAAGTTCCACACTGTGACCCGCCGCCTCATGACTGGCGTCGAAGTGCTGGAAGAGGAAGAGTGGCCCGGCTCCACCATCCCGATTTGCCCGGTGTGGGGCGAGGAGATTTTTCACAAGGGCCGTCGCTATTTCAAATCCATGATCCGGGATGCCCGCGACCCGCAGGCCATGTTCAACTTCTGGCGTTCGGCCACCACGGAGCTTGTTGCTCTGGCCCCCCGCGCCCCATGGGTTGGTCCTCTGGGATTTGTCCCCAAGGGGCATGAGGCCAAGTGGGCGAGTGCGAACACCAGGAGCCATGCCTTCCTCGAATACGATCCGTCTGCCGGTGGTTCCGCCCCCCGTCGCGAGGCTTTCGCCGGTGTGCCCGCTGGGGCGCTCCAAGAGGCCATGAACGCCTCGGACGACATCAAGGCCATCACGGGTATCTATGACAGTTCTCTCGGGGCTCGCAGCAACGAGACGAGCGGGCGGGCCATCATGGCACGCGAAGCCCAGGGCGATGTGGCAAACTTCCATTTCAAGGACAACCTGGCCCGTGCCATTGGTTACGCCGGTCGGGTTCTGGTGGAAATCATCCCGTCCATTTACAGCCCGCGTGATACGATCCGCATCTTGGGCGAGGACAGCAAGGAAAAGGTCGTGCGCCTGACCATGGAAGACGGAGGCTCCGTCCTTCCCGGCATCGAAGGCGAGCCCCGCCTCTACAATCTGGCCGTGGGCCGGTATGACGTGACCGTGACTTCCGGCCCGACCACCGCCACCCAGCGCGAGGAAACCCGAGAGACGCTGATTGAGATCATGCGGGCCGTCCCGGATAGCGCCGCGCTCTTAGGCGACGTGCTACTTGATCATATGGATTTCGTGGGCGCGGATAAGGTTTCCAAGCGCCTCCAGGCGATGCTTCCGCCCCAAGTCATGGCGGCCGAGGGCATCACCCCTCCGCCCGTTCCGATGGGTGCGCCGGGGCAGATGCATCCCGCCATGAACCCCAACCAGATGCCCGGAGCGGCCCCGCCGCAGCCGGGATCGCCGCCGGGGGTGTAGCCCGGAAAAGCAGCGTCGTGAGACGCAGCGTCCCTTAGATGGAGCTTTCCAATGTCCGATGAAGCAACCGCCCCCGAGGGAGTTGCCCCCGAATCCGAAGTTTCGACCCCGGAGCCCGTTGAGGTAGCCGAGGCCGATGGCATTGAGATCGAGGCGGAACAGTCCGACGATGCCACCGAGTCCGAACAGCCGCCCGAAGAGATCGAATTCGATTTCGGCGGGAACAAGTTCAAGGTGCCGAAAGGTTCCATCCCGGAGGAAATCGCTGACCAGTTGGACAAGTTCACCAAGGGGACTTGGTCCGATTACACCCGCAAATCACAGGAAGTCGCTGAGGTTCGCAAGTCCGTCGAGGCAAGGGCTCATGCCGTCGCCAAACTGGAAAACCTCAACGGCGAGGTGCTGAACGCCTACTCGAAGGGCCTTCAGATCAAGGCAGAGATCGAGCAGCTTCGCAACATCGACGTCAACGCGCTGTGGCAGTCCGACCCGGACCAAGCCCGCCGCGTTTCCGACCTGATGGCGCAGAAGTCGGCAGAGTTCAACGCGACCGTCAACAAGGTGGCGCAGCTTGAAACCGGGCTTACGCAAGCGCAGGAGGCCGAAGCGGCCCGCCGGGCGCAGGAAGGCGAGGCCGTTCTTGAGCGCCGTATCAAGGGCTTCTCTCAGAGGGTGCCCGAAATTATCGATTACGTGGCCCAGAATTACGGCATTGACAAGGATCATGCCGCGAAGGTCTGGCGCCAGGACCCGGCAACGGCAGAGATGGCCTACAAGGCCATGATGTTCGACCGGATGCAGTCGGCGGGAAAGAAGCCTGCCCCTGTCGCGCCGAAAACCGCCGCCCCCGTGACGGCGATGAAGGCGAAGGGCGCTTCCCCTGCCTCAAACCTCAATCTCTCGGACCCTGCGGTAATGGCGAAGTACCTCCGCTCGGCCCGATAATCGAAAGGAACCGCCACAATGGCGAACACCACGCTTACTGCGGACATCATCGCGTCCGCCGCCGTGGCCGTGCTCGATAATGAGCTGGTCATGGCCCGCAAGGTCTTCCGAGGCTACGAGGAGGATTTTGGCAAGAAGGTCAACGGCTACGAGGTGGGTGAAACCATCTCGATCCGCAAGCCTGCCGACTTCACCGTTCGCGACGGCGCGACCGCGTCGGCCCAGAACGTGACCGAAGGCAAGACCACCATTACCGTCGATAAGCGCAAGGGCGTCGATTTCAAGTTCACGTCGCAGGACCTGAGCCTGAATATCAAGGACCTGACCGAGCGCGTGATCCGCCCGGCCATGGTGCAGCTTGCCAACCAGATCGATGTGGATCTGCACGGGCTCTACAAGAAGGTCCCCAACTGGGTCGGCACCCCCGGCCAGACCATCAATTCGTTCGCGGACTTCGCCAAGGGTCCGGAGCGTATGGATGAGAACGCCGCCCCCCAGGATATGCGGTGCGCCGTTCTGGCTCCCGCTGACCACTGGGGCCTCGTGGGCTCGCAGACCGCGCTGTTCACCGACACCATCGTGAAGCCCGCCTATCGGCAGGGCAGCGCTGGCATGATCGGCAACGTCGATACCTACATGACCCAGAACGTCGCCACCCTGACCACCGGCACCCGTGCGGGCTCGATCCTGATCGACCTGTCCATCACCTCCGCGACCACGACCTACGCGGCGGTCAAGGATACGTGGGTCCAGACCATCCACATCGACGCTCTGACCAACGCCACCGATACCGTCAAGGCAGGCGAGGTGTTCACCATCGCTGGCGTCTATGACGTCAACCCGGTGACCAAGGCCCCGCTGGCGCATCTGAAGATGTTCACCGTCACTGCTGACGCCACCGCGTCCGGCAATGAGGTTGACCTGATCATCAGCCCGCCGATGATCTGGACCGGTGCCCACAAGAACGTTGACGTCCAGGGCGTTTCCGACCTGAACAACCAGGCCGTGACGTTCATGGGCTCGGCCAGCACCAACTACCGCCAGAACATGGTGTTCCACAAGAACGCTTTCGCCCTGGTGACGGTGCCTCTGGTGGCCCCTCCCGGCGCTGTTGACGTGGGTCGCAAGACCTACAACGGCACCAGCGTGCGCGTGATCCCGGTGTATGACGGCATCAGCGACGAATCGCTTTGGCGTTTGGACTGCCTCTATGGGCTCGCCTGTATTGATCCCAGGCTCGCTGTTCGCATCAGCGGAACCTCGTAAAGGGGCGGCGGCTTAGTTTGTACGGTTCCGTCCATTGGCCTATAATGGACCAGTGGACGGATACCGGACAAAGGGATTGAAGATGAGCAAGATCGAGAAAAGGAAACAGTTTCAGCTTCACGGGCTTTCTTTGGAAGATAGGTTCTGGGCTTACGTTGACAAGTCTGGCGACTGTTGGGAGTGGACCGGGTACCGCGATACCAATGGATACGGACGATTAAACGTGAAGAACAGGCCACTTTTGGCTCATAGGCTGTCGTGGGAATTTTCCCGAGGCAAAATTACGCCGAAAGAGTATGTCTGCCATAGATGTGACAATCCGCGTTGCGTCAATCCTGACCATTTGTTCATAGGTGACCAGCAGGACAACATGGACGATAAAATGGCTAAAGGGCGACACAACTACGGCGTCTCACTGGGTGAAAAGCATGGGTGCGCGAAACTGAATTCCGATCAAGTTCTTGCCATAAGAGCAGCGACCGGAACTATTAGCGAAATCGCTCGTAGGTTCGGAATGTCTAGAACTCAGACGCGAGATATCCGCATGATGCGGGTATGGCGTCACTTGTAAGACGAAAGGAACACTGATATGGCTGAAAAGCAGCTCTCCGATGGCGGTCCCGATGGTACCGTTCTCGGCCAGTCCGCCACCGACCTGATCGCCTTCTTCGGCGGCACCCCGGCGGCCAAGACCAGCATCACCGCTTTGGCGACTGGTGCGACCATCACGACTGTTGTCACCTCGGTGCAGCAGATCATTGACCGGCTCAAGGCCACTGGCCTGTTTGCCTGATGGGAAAAATAGCGTTTGTCGCTCAGGGTGTTGCGTCCGACGCGACGATTGAAGCGAACAGGTGCTATGCGCGGGGGCTCGGACTTCCTGAGATTGGGGAGAACGGGCCTTCGCGTGTCCCCCTTGCCGTTGTCGGGGGTGGTCATTCCATCCCCGACTTCATTTCCGAGCTTCGGACGTGGCCTGGGGAGGTTTGGGCCATCAACGGCACATATGCATGGTGCGCCGAACACAACATTCCGGCGACGTTCTATTCCATTGACCCGATGCCGGGGATTGCGGACGCGATCAAAGGCGCGGCGCGGGCCGTCTTGGCCGATACGGTGTGCCCCGAGGCGTTCCAGGCGTGCCCCAATGCCACCTTGGCGCGGACTGGACTTGATGCCATCCCCCATGACAGTTCCAGTGCGTCTACGGCACCCATTCTCGCCGCCGAGGGCGGATATATCGGCGTGACGTTCTTCGGCTGTGAGGGCTCTTTCCCGCCCAATGGCGCGACCCACGCTTATAAGGATGTTCCCATGTCCCGCGTGCTGGTGAGATGCGGCGGCAAAGAATACATGACGGACCCCGGCTTTCTGATACAGACGGAATTTATCGCCGGTATTGCTCGTGGCCTTCCGGGGTACATATCCGCACGGGGTGGCGGATTTCTCTCGGCGTTGATTGAGCACGGCGACTATGATGTGGTAAGTGTTTCCCGCAACATCGCAGACGCAATCGAGGGATGCCATGGCGGCCCATGTTGATGACGAATTCGAAGCTCCCTTGATGATGTATGGCCCGCGTGGTTGGGCGGACCTGGACGATTACCGGATTGTCCGCAACGAGGCCGAGGAGGCCGCCGCCGCTCGGGACGGATATTTCCGGGCCGGTGAAGATGCCCGCGAGGATTTGGTGTCGTCGGGGAAGTGGGCTCTCCCAGCCGTCAAGAATTCCTTGACAGCTGAACAGCCCCGGCGGCGAGGCCGCCCCCGCAAAGGATCGTAGCCATGGCAAACCCAATCGAGCTTACGGACGGAACGACCAAGGCGACCGTTGATCCATATGTCGGGGCGCTTCACGTCATCGACGTGAGCCACGAGCAGATCCACCTAGGGGCGATGTATTCGGCGGGCCACCGATGGACGGGGCAGGCGGACAATGCAACGCTTTACATCGCAATCATCGTTCCTGCGGGATATGTCGCGCATATGACTTACGAGGTAGCCGCCACAGGGAAAGCCTACATTGACTTGTACGAGGGCGCGACCGTATCCAATGGCACGGCCATCGTTCCGGCGAACAAGAACCGCAAGAGCACGAACACGTCATCCATCGTTGTGAAACGTGATGTAACGGTTTCTGATGTGGGGACGCTTCTTCCGCAAGACGGTCTGCTTGGAGGCGGAGGAAGGCATAATCCTCTCGGAGGCGGATCAGGGCTTGATGCTGAATGGATTTTGGACGAGGCTACCACTTACCTCCTGGCGGTCCAGAACAAGGGCGGGGCGGGCCAGGACATTGCCACCGCCATCATGTTTTATGAAAAGGAAGTTTAGATGGCTCCGAAGAAAGGCAAGGGCGGGCGAAAGTGCTGATGTGACTTGCGCACCGGCGGCGGGTTGGAAAGTTCCGGCCCGCCGTTTCCTTTACACGCGGGAGATGGTGGGTTAATATTTCGGCACTCTTGCCCCGTCGTGATGACGGCGCGTCTCGGGGATAGATGGAATGACGCTTCTCTCATTGTGCCGTGATGCTTCCGACGAAATCGGCATCCCCCAGCCGGCTACCGTGGCGGGCAACACCGACCCCATTGCTCAGAAGCTTCTCCGCTATGCCAATAAGGTCGGGAACAGCCTGATGAAGGCGGTCCCCTGGCAGGCGCTTCGGAAGGAACAGACCTTCACCGCCATTTCCGGGGAAACCCAGACCGGCATCATTCCCGCCGACTTTGACCGCTTCGTTCCGGAAACATTCTGGGATCGGTCCTCGACTGCGCTTCTGTCCGGCCCGATCACGTCAACCGAGTGGAGCGGCCTCAAGGCGTCGTCCTACAGCGGAACCATTCGCAAGTTCATCTACCGGGGCGGCGTGGTTTCCGTCATCCCCGTGTTCTCGGGCGGCGAATCCCTGGCGTTCGAATACGTCTCGGGTAAGTGGGTGCTGGCTACGGACGGCACCACCTACAAGACCGCGTTTTCCGTCGATACCGACACCAGCCTGATTGACGAGGAGCTTCTGACCCTCGGCGTGGCGTTCGAATACCTCAACGGCGAGGGCCTGCCTTCGCAG